GTCCCATTAATGAAGTCATAAGAATCTCTTTTCCTTTCGGATTAGAATTCAGTGACTCACCTTTGGTTCTTTCCAATGCTCGCAAGAGCAAAGGAATAGAAGTGATTAACCCTCTTTTTGCGGAAGAAAGAACAATGTTCATTCGTCCCATTATAGAGTCTTCAGATATAAACTGTTTAAAGCTTAAACCTGAGACATCATTACCATCAACACCAGTTCTTTTTGCAAATTCAATTGCATTAAGTTCTTCTGATATTAATGATTTCGACGGATTAATACCTACTTTCAGTAGATCCATTAGTCTGCAATACTCGAGATAAATTGCTTTATCAAATATTACAAGATCATCTCCAAGAATCTCATATTTATCAAACCAGACCCGTGTTCCATAAACATGGAAAGCACAAGTTTGTAATATAAAATGATGAGTGACAGCCAACATAGCCCACGAAGACAAGCAACCCATAGGTTGACCTGTATTATAGTGAACATAGTCTATGTCTTTGATGTATTTATTTTTTCTGACCATATATGGTCTCAATACCAAGATATCTTTCCATAGAACTCCAATAGGTTTATCGAATAAAAAATCCAATATACCAACTTGAAGATCAATAGGAAGACGATCGGTAGCAGAAGAAAGATCAACGGAATAACCACAATTATAAATTTTGGCTTTTTCCATCGCTCTTAAAAATGACTTATCTTGATCGAAAGTACCATCATTAGGTAATTCCTTCAAGAATCTAAAAAGTTCATTATGCAAAGGCGCAAATAAAGATTGAGTCCAATAATCGCATATTGCGAATATTCTCAATTTACCTGCAGCTTCCTCTTTAAAGGATAATTTACCTAATGCTATATCATCAAATGATATAGAACTAGATTTTTTAACCCAACTTACTCCATGGTTTTCAATCATGTCGTAAGCGAACTTTATAGAATGATCAAGCATAAAGAGAATCCGACTATTAGTCAGAACACAATATTTTTTATAAACATTGTAAATCTCTGGATACTTGGCCATTGCTATAGCATCTGTTATTATCTGAGTCACTGCTACAGAACCGTTAGGTCCTGCAGATAGAGATTTAGTAACATCAGACGCTGATAAAGCTCGAAAGTTCAATCTGTGAAAGGTTTTTCTTTCAACATTGAAATTATAAACATCTTTAGATACCGAAACTATTCTTTTAATAATGTCGAAATCACCATCAAACTTATCAGTTATGGTATTTAATTTAGGGTTTAAAGGTCCTTCTAGGATCCGATAAATCGATAAAATAGATAACCATAATCTGATAGTAGACGGATGATTCATTCGAATCATCTTTCTATCCATAGTTCCTATAAAACTAGGAAGCCCGTTAATTAAACGAGGCAATGGTAGTTGTGGATCGACATCACGAAGAGTAGTACAAGGGTTAGACGAAAGTTTTCTCTGTACAGACATGTGGCAAGCTTTTAACCATCGAATGGTAAAAGAAGCCCCATGGTTTTTAAAATATTTAAAAACCAGCCAAAGGAATTTATCGAATCTTCTAAGTCTAGGCGATACTTTAACTTTTCCAGTAGCTATAGAAATAATTTTCCATATATACTTAGATAAAGTTTTACGTAATAATTGCTCATCACGTAACGAAAACAAAGTTACGATATTCGAACTTACACGTTGTCTTGCAGCAAAACGACTTTTAAAGTTATTAATTAATTTCATTAGTTGTTTTATTGTAAAATAATATATGAGTCGACATAACTTCTACGCTGTTCCCTTTCAGGGACGTCAGTTTAAGAAGGTGTCACCTTTGAGATAGAATTGGAATAAGATTCCGCAAACTGACTCTCAGTTGTCAAACATCTCAGTTTAACTTCCATATTAAGTGGAGGATTTTAATCAGAATATATGGTAATCACGATTAACGGACCGAAATCCGTT